ACGTCGGGCACGGCACGTCCCACCGAGTCAGGAGGGTGCGGTCATTCTCGGTGGTAGGTTCCACGGCCCCCACGATAGGACCCCCGGCCGGGAGGCACGTCCAAGTGAACCCGGCCGGGGGCCGCCTCTAGGTACCCACCGCGTACGGGTTCACGTTTTGCCAGGTGCGGGCCGCAAGCTCCGCCCGGATGGCTTCCACCAACGCATCGTCCCCCACCACGGCCGCCCGGGCCATTACGGGTTCTAGGCACACCCGGGACAGCCCCGGGTTAGGGGGTGTCTCTAGGTTGTTGCGTGGCTCCGCCTCTAGGGCCTCTAGGACTCGCACAAACCGCCCGTCCGGGCCGCGTACCGCTCCGGTGTTACCGGAGCCCGGGCCGCCCATCACGTGGCCCTAGTGACCTTTTGCCAAAGCTCCCGCAACACCTGTTGCCGGGCCTTGGTGGTGTCCTCCCCGGAACCCGGTTGGGTCACCGTCATTTGATCGGCCCAAACCGATTGGATGAGCTTTTCCATTCGGTCCCAATCGTCCTCGGTCATTTCGTCACCCACTCCCGGGATTCGTACGTCATTGACGTTATCGGCCCAACCCGCGTACGGGAGGCCCCAATGGTCCGTGGGCCAGGACACGCCCACGGTGGCCACGTGGCCAGTCCCACCGGCGTCCGTACTCCGAACCATGCCCCCGCCCACGGAAACAGCTATGTGGCCGTAGCCATGGGACCCGCCTAGCCAATAGACCATGGCCCCGCGCGGGGGCTCCCTGTCCCCTTTGTGACGGTCCAAGGCGTGTTTCCACGCGGTGGCCGCGTCCGGGAACAGGGACGCTATGTCGGCCCGGGTCCGTGACCATTGGAGGCACATTCCCGGGTCATTGGTGGTGGAAGCTTCGGCGTTACTCGCCGTCTGTTCCGCTGTCCGAACCATCGGGATTCTCCGGGTCTACCCGGCCCGCCATGGCGGATTGGTTCCCCTCTTCGGGGGCGGCCTCTTCGGCCTCTTCGGGGGCCTCCGGATCCGATGGGGCTTCCGCCTCCGGGTCCTGAACCTCCGGGGCCTCTTCCACGGGCTCCGGGTTGGTGTCTGACTTTCTGGTCACGGCGTATCTCCAATCGTCTGTACTTCACTCAAAATCATTTGGTCGGTAATGACTGCCTCATCGGTACCCGGGTCATATTCCGGGTCGTCCCCGTGGGCCACTAGGGCCGATTCCCACGCGGCATCCCACCCGGGCGCGGCGGCCCACGTCCGGGCGTGAATGGACGCCCACGAGTTGGGGTCCGTAGTGAATTGTTCCGACGCGGCCGCTTGGGCCATGCGTTGAAACATGGCCGCATTGGAGGCGATGCGGGATTGGGATAGGTAACTCACGGTGGCCCCCTTTAGGCCCGTAGGTAATGGATATAGGCGAAAGTGTTTTCTGCCGGGGCATCGTTTTGGGTGGTGATCCCGGACGCCACTTGCCACGTAAATGTGTCCCCCACGGCGGCCCGGATAGTCACGTCCAGAAATGCGCCACCAAACGCGGCCGAGGCTTGGTTATAGCCATAGGCAACATTGGCCCCATTCTTTTTAAGCAGAAAGGCGGTGTTGGTGGTGGTGTTGAATTTCACTTGGGCCACGAGGCGATACACCCCGGCCTTAGGGACGGTGTAGACGCCCGACGCATAGGCCCCGCCCCCAATGTTTTCCACCTGTGTCCAGGGGATATTTACGGCGGCCGTCCAGGGTTGGCCGCCCGCGTAGGTGCCCCGCCAATAGGGGGCCGAGAACACGGCCAAATCCACGGCCTCGGCCAACGCTTGGATGGCGTTATCGCCATCGGCCAGTAGGTCCGTCCCTACCGGATACGGGAATCCGTGTGCGGTTTGTGATCCCATGGTTTCCCCTAAGACAGTGGGACAAGTAGGCGGACGAGTAGGACCGATTTGTTAGCTCCGCCGTAGATACCGCCCCCGGCGGCCCCGGAGTTGACCATGCCCCACCGGACGGCCGTCCCCGGGTTTAGTTGCGCCACGGTCATACATGACACCGAATGGTCCCAAGCCCCGGCCACCACGAACACAACGGACCCGTACGCCCATTGGGCGGCCCCGTCCCCGATCACCAACCGGGAAGCGGAGGTTCCCGCTTGGCCCACTTGCATAATCGCGGTGGCTTGCATGACGTAATACCCCTTACGGGGCACGATTAGCCCGTTGGTGTTTTGGGTCACCCCGCCACCGGACGCAATTGCTTGGCAATTGGTGAACCATTGGGACGCGTTGGGTCCCGGGCCGGTGTCGCTTGCCAGCGTGCAAGCCCCGAACGTGATAGACGAGTCCACCCATTGGGCCAGGGCTTGGATGGCGTTATCGCCATCGGACACCCGGTCCGTTCCTAGCGGGTACGGGACGCCTTGGGTAGTGGTTGCGGGCATGGCTAGGCCGCCTCATCCATGGTGGTTGGTTGCACCCACGTGTCCCACGTGACATTGGACGCCACTTGGTCCCACCGTAGGGACGTGGGGGTGTCGTCCCATCGGCCAATCCCGGGGCCCGGATATCCGAGACAAAACGATTGGTCCCACGTCCGGGTGGCTTTGTCCGGGATTGTGTTCCACGTGGTGGTGGTGGGGTCATCCCACCGGACCAACCCGGCGGTTCGGCAGTAGGCCGATAACGCCAGGGCCATGTCATGGACCCCATCGGCCAGGGTTTCCGTCCACCCCTCAACCCACCCGTAGATATCGGTGGGGGCGGTACCGATGGCGGGAAGCCCGGTCAGGTGAACCAAATCGTTTAGGTCTAGCCCCAACAGGCGGTCCGTGTCGGCCGCGTCCAGCCCGGCCACGTCAACCGGGATGGCGGACAGGACCCACACGGGCTCATAGTTCCGCCGCATTAACAGGTCCCCCATGGCGGCCGCGTCGGCCAGGGCCGATAACAGCGTGTCCGTGGTGTACGCGTACCGGCCCCACTTGGTTTGGGAGCTTGGATTGGTGGCCGTGTAACGCGGTTGCGAGCCCCCGTCCCCAGCCCCGTAACCGATGGCTACCTCATTGGTTAGCCCGTCCAGATTCCGGACCCATGTGGGGGACACCAACACGTCACACGCGTCCATTTCCAACCCCACCGCTACCCGCGTCCGGTGCGCCGAATCGGAGTAACGGATTTCCCCGGTTTTGGTTTGCCACACGATGCCCTGACCGGACACGGCCGTTTCCCGCATCACCGATAGGGCCGGTTGGGAGTCCACGTCCCGGGCCCGGATTTGGACGGTCCCCGGATCCGACACCCACGGGTCCAAAGGCATCCCGGCCAGGTTCGCTACCCGGGACACCCGTTGGGCGTCATTCTCAACCGGCCACGGTTCGGCCCCGATAACCCGGCGGCCCAAATCCGCGAGACTCCCCACGGCCGCGATTTGGGCTTGTTGGTTGTACGGAGTGACCGCCCCCGCCTCATCCCACCCGGCCGCGATATCGGTGATCCGGCCACGGAACCGGGTCCGGACGGCCCCCGGGAGATTCGTGGCCACTTCCACCGTGGCCCCCACTTCGGCCACGGCGGGCAAGCTGTCCACCGAACCGTCCCACGCCAGGTTGATAGTGGCCGCTGTTGGCTCCGGTTGGGACGTGGTGTCGGAGCGGCCGTGGCGGATGGTCACGTCATCGACTAGGCAGGACACGTCAACCACGTCCGAAGCCACCCACCCGAACATTTCCACCGAATCCACCCGGTCCGGCCCGGCGGAGGCGTCGGCCCGGTAGGGCTTGGACAGGAACGGGGCCACGTACACAAACTCCGGGTGCCAGGTGGCGGGTACGGAGAATTGGGCCGTGTAGGTGTACGTCCCGGCCGGGTAAGAAAGGTTCGGCGTTTCCCACGACCCGGCGTTGGCGGCCCCCGCCCAAAACGGACCACGCCACGCGTTCTCCACGGTGGTCCCAAAGAAAAGCCCGAATTTCGCGGTGGCGGTCACCGGTTGGGACCACCGGACCCGGACCAGATAGAGGCGGTCCCCGGACGGCCGGGCCGTGGGGTTAGCGTCGGTTTGGGACCGGCCCACCGTCCCACCCCGAGCTTGGACCAACCACCCGTCCGTGGCCCACGTAACCGCGTCTTCGAACGGGGCCGCCTGCCACCCGTACACGTTGGAAGTCATGTACGGGTTCGTGTTGATAGGCACCGGGGCGGACGCGTCCCGGAACAGGGTCACCGTGTGTTCCCCGATCATGCCGTCAACCCCATACGCCGGTCGTGGCCCGCCAGGATCCGGCGGATTTGCCGGGCCACCGCCTCCGGGTCCAAAGCTCCGTTGACGATGATGGTTGGCGTTACGCCTTGGCTAACCCCCCGGGCTCCGATGCCAGCCACCCGGGGGGCCGCCAACCCGGTCACGGACGGCCCGGCGGTGGCGGGGGCCATAGCGGTCCGTGTCAGGGCACCTAGGGGGCCCGGCAAGTCAATGTGCGGAACGTGGATCCGGCCTAGGGCCGAAATGAGCGCGTTTACTTTGTCGATTACCCATTGAATGGCCGATTGCATGGCCGAGAACGGAGCCGACAGAATCGCGCCTAGCCCGGACACCGAGGCTTTGATCCCGTCAATGGCCGCGTTCCACCCGTTTTTGATTGCGGTCCACACGGCCTCCGCCGCGTCCCTAATCTTGTCCCAATTCTTGACGATAAGGGCCACCGCGATACCGATAGGGCCGGTCAGGATGGCCAACAATAGCGGCCAATTCCCCTTAATCCACCCAATCACGGATTCGGCCGCCCCTTTAATCATGTTGAAAGCGTTAACCGCGAAATTGGCCACCGCTTGGGCCCCGGATTTAATCGCATCCCACGCGGCCACAAAGGCATTGGCCACCGCTTGGGCGGCGGACTTGACCCAATTAACCACGGCGGAAAACGCGGTTTGGATAGCTCCCCATACCGCAAACGCGGCCGCTTTAAGGTCGTCAAAATGCTTGACGATGAGGACCACGACCACGATTAGGGCAATGACGGCCGCGACGATGAGCAGAATGGGTCCGAGGGCCACGGCCTCCGCAATAGCCATGACGGACAGGGCCACATTTAGGACGATAATGGCAGCGGCCAGGACCCCAATAGCGGCGGCAATTGCCAGGAAAACCGTGGGGTGAGCTTGGGCGGCCCCGGCCACTTTGGCAATGATGGTTGCCAGCGTGGATAAAACGGGGAGTAGCGCGGACCCGATTTCCTCTTGGGCCTCTTGCATGGACACTTGCATCCGTTGCATTTTCCCGGCGGCCGTATCGGCGGCGGCCGCCGCGCTACCGCCGGTTTTGTCGGCCAATTCGTCCATGATGGCGGACATGTCCCCGGACGCCAGTGTGGCGTCATCCAAGCTTGGGACTAGCTTTTTAAGGGACGTGGTGGATCCGCCGTACGCCTTGGAGATTGCCTTGGTGACGGATTCCACGTCCCCACCGGTGGCCACGGCCACGTCTAGCGCGGTGGCCAAATCCTTTTGGGCTTGGGTTACGTCCCCGGAGCCCCGGGCCAGGTTGGCCATAGCTGGCCGCAATTGGTCATCGGCCACGCCCGTAGCCTTGGCCATTTTGTCGATATAGGCTTCGGTGGCGTCGATTTGGGATTGGGTGGCCCCGGTCGTGTTTTTCAGGTTGGTGGCCAGGATGGCCGCCGCTTGGGCGTCATCGGCGGCCGCGTTAGCGGCGGAGGCACCGGCGGCCGCCAGGGCCGCTAGCGCGATACCGGCGGGAACGGCCGCCTTTTTGATCCCGGAGGAAAACCCGGATACTGAATTACCGGCCGCTTCGATATCGGAGGCGGCCTTTTTCGTGTCCGCAATAACCCGGATTACTAGGTCAACGCTTGACGCCACGGCGTTTCGCCTCCCTAGCTTGGGTCTGTAATTCGTCTATAACGGTGGCCAATATGTCGTCGGGCTCATCGGCCCAATCCCGGTAAGCGGTTTGGGTGGCCACGGCAATTTGGACTATTAGGCGGGTCCGGGTCCCGCGTCGGTAGGGGTTCCCGTTTCGTCATCCGCCCGGGTGTCCATAACGGACAACACGTCCGATTCCCAAGCCTCATACGTAAGGGAAGCGTCGATTTCCCCGGCCCGCCGGGCGGCGGACCATGACAGGAATGTGAGCCACTTAAACGGGAATTCTTGGAAGCTTCCCCACTTGTGCCGCCGGGACGTGGTCTCCCACGCCAACAGGTCCCGGTTATCGCATTGGATTTCCAGAGGTTCGGCCCCGTTTTCGCTGGCCCGGATAACCCGGACCCGGGGGGCCACAAGCTTGACTTGATCCGCCACCGTTACGCACCCCTAACGCTGTCTAGTTTCTTTCCGATTTCGTCGGCATACGCGTCCACGATTTGCGTAGTGGACGCCTCTAACGCCGGACGTAGATATGGGCTGGCCGGGGTGTTAACGGTCCCGTATTCCTGAAATGCGGCATACGGCACGTACGCCCCCACCGTGACTTCCGTTCCCGTGGCGTCCGCCCGAATGGACCGGGCCAGGGCTCCCGTGTTAACCGGGGCGTTAGCTTGGGCCCGGGTCCTAACCGCTTGGCCAGCGGTGGCCCCGGCCGCCTGCAAATCGTCCAAGCTTCCGCCCACGGCCGCGAGGGAAGAGGACAGGGCCTCCGCCCCATCCACTTCCACACGCAATTCACCGGTCACGCCACTTCCGTTTCCTCTTCGGCCATTACGGCGGCCCCGCCATAGGTGTACGTGGGAGCCCCGGCCAAAGCGAATTCAAAATCGCTAGTCATGGTTTCCCCGGTGGTGTCACCACCGAAATCCAGCGGATCCACAATGAGCTTCCCGGACGCGCTAGTTCCCGCGTCCGTGTTGGGCTCAAAGGTGTAATCCAATTGCTTACCCGCTTGGGTTTGGGACAGGGCAAAGAATCCGGTGGATTCGGCAATGTCCGTGTCGATGTTCCCGGCCAGGGAATAGTCATAGGACACGGCCCCGGGCTTTACCGTCCCGCAAAGCTTGGTCGTGGAATCGCCCTGATTCTTGTCCGCGTGGATCACCGCGTTATTGATGTTGCATGACACGTCCAACAGGGTCCCGGTTACGCCGATATGCAATGTGCCCGGCCCAAGCGGGAATCCCTCACTAACAGGGGTGGCGGTCATAATTCCCTCTCATTCAATGGTGAGGCGGAGGCGTAAACCGGGCATGGTTTGGCGGTCCGCAAATGCAATAGATACGGGCTCCGCGTAATTCACGCGGCCAATTCTCTGTAGGGCCAGGGCCACCACGTCCCGGAGGCTGTCCCCCTCATCCACGGTTGTCCCGAGATATCCGGCGGGAAGGGTCACCAACACGTCGAATTGGTCCCGGGCCAGGGTGTCCAGCGGGCCGTCATAGGTGGACGTAATCCACCGTGGCCACGCGGCCCCGGCGGTGGCTTGGTCGGGAGCCACGGGGTAGGCCGTGAGGCCCGGAATGGCCCCTAGAACGGCCACGATGGCGGCCCGGGTGTCCCGGGGCCGGTCCTCGGGTTCGGGGGCCGCGTACGGCCGGGCGAGGCTCACGCCAGGACCACCCGTCGATAGGCCCTCTCGTGTTCCTCAACCAAGCTGTCTAGGAACGGAAGGGATTGGGGCCCGTACTCCGCCGCGTCGAGTCCCACCATTCCTAGCGGCAGGTTCCGGGCCGCGATTTCCTTTTGGATGCGGCGGAGCAACGCTTGGGCCAGGGCATCGGGGTAGGTGTCGGCCGCCACCGGCCGGTCATCCGGGACCGTCATGGCCGAATAGATCACCACCGTTTGGGCCCATTCGTTTAACACAATGGACGTATAGGTCCCCGGGTCCAAATAGGTGTGAGAGGCGGTGCCGTTCCCGTCCGGGTCCAGCGTTACCTCATCGGAGAACGTGTCCCCCCACACCGCGTAATAGAGGGCCCCCGGGGTGCCGCCGGTGGCGGTTACGGTGGCGGTCATCCCGTCGATTGCCAACGTCAACGGTTCGGCGGGCGTGGTGGGCCAGATACACCGGGCCCATTGGTCCGCCGAACACCCCGCCAGCATGCGGCCCAAGTCCTCATCGGACAGGGCCGTGGTTGGCACCCGGACATACGCGCGGACGGTGGCCAGGTCCAGCGTCGGCGGGGTGGGTTCGGCGGCCATTTCTACGGAGCCCCCTATGCCTCTTCGGCCAGGGTGTTAATCCCGGTGACCTTAGAGAAATTGGACGGGGCCGCATTGAGAAACGCCGTGTATCCGGCATAGCCCACAAGCTGGCCCAACACGTCCGGTTCCTGAACCTGAAGGAACCCGTCCACGTCTTCGTAAAATTCGGCGTATTGCGCGGGGCCGACGATGGCGGTCCCGGACGGGAAGTGGGCATCCACCACGAGATTGAGCCCAAGCGGGTTCCCGCCCGGGTTGGTGAGGGACAGGGACGGGAACGCGGGGGCGGAGGACACGCCGGAAGCTGGCATCCCACCCATGGCCCCCCACACGTCCGGGGCACACCAAATCGTGTCCGGCGGGGCTTCCCCATCGGTCATGTTGGCCACGGCCGCCGCGTAAAGGGCCTTGGTGACCTTGTTGGCGTCCGCCGGGGCGGTAATCGGAATGGATGCCGAACCGGCCACGCTGGCCACGAATTGGGACACGGCATCCGCACATGTCCGAATTGCATAGACGTAAGCGAAATCGTCAAGGACAAGCTGGAGAATTCCGGGGGAAGTCCACTTGATATCCTGCCGCGAAATGTTCAGGTGGCCCGCCCATGTGTTGGCGGACACCGGGAGCAGATCGACAGTCATTTTCTGACTAGCGGTCAGGTCCTTTTCCGCCGCTTGCTTTTGCACGTCCACGTGTTGCACCACGCGCGGCCGGTCAAACTTTCCGGCGGGAAGAGGCTTCCGGTTGCACGAATTCACGAATGGCCGGGACGCGTCCATGTAGTTGAGCAGACCCCCGACAATGGGCCGGGGGATAAGCCCCGGGTTATCGGTTGTCTTTTGGTGGGCCGTGGCCCGGGCAATCCGGTCCATAGCTTCCGGGTCCCGGAGCATTTGTGCCCGGTGAAGCGTGACCGCGTAATCGGCCGGGGTGGGGAATTCCCGGCAGATATCGTATTCCGCTTCGGGCTCCCGGGTGGTCCGGGTTACGGAGCTTGCCGGGACGGAACGCCGAAGCTCCGCCACCTTTGCGTTACGGGTTTCAAGTTCCGTGTAATGCGCAATCGACGTTTCAAGGTCCGCCGCGCGGGCCTTATCACGGTCAACTTGCGCCTGTTCCGTGTCGGTTACGTCCCGGTCCTCTTCGGCCGCGCGGTTAATCACCGCGTCGATTCCGTCCCGGATTTCGTCATATTGCTTATTGAGGCGGTCCAAATACACGCCCATAGCTACACCCCTTTAGGGTCGCTTCGGATATCGGGACCGGGTGGCCGGTTCACTCATTCCGGGGCGGCCGCTCAAAGACGGGGTGGCCGGTAACGGGCCGGGGTGGCGGTTCTATTCGGGACGCTAGGACCCGTTTTCCTCATCGTCAATAGGGTCCGGCCGCTTGCGCGGTTTTACCCGGCCCCCCCCGGGCGGGTCCTGAACTACCATCCCGAATCCGCCCATATAGCCCCGGAGGTTCCGGGCCACAAAGGCGGCCAGGACCAACCCGATACCCAACCCAAGGCCCGCTAGCCCACACGCAACAAAGATTTGCCACGCGGCTAATTGCATGACAGTCATAACGGTATTGCCTCCCCGAATGGGCGGTGGTCGGAGGAATCGTCATCCTTTAACAGCTTGGCTTTGGTTTGTTTGTGGGTGCCCATGGTGAAGTCAATTAACCGGTTCCCGTGGGTCCCTTTATCGTTCGGCGGTTCCCGGTCCCCGGCCCATGTGCAATACATGGACGGGAATTTATCGGTCACGTATTGCATCCAATGGGACGAATGGACGTCGATATTCCAGTCCGCCACAAGCATCCCCAACGTGGGCTTGTCCCGCTTCCGGCAATCGTTCCAATAATCGGACCACCCGTTAACCGCTGACTTCCACGCGGCCGCTTGCGCGTTATCGTAAAACGAGTCCCCGTTTTGCACGTGGCTAGGCAAGTGACATACGGACAAGAAAACCGTGTGCCCCTCTTTGGTGTGACTCAATAACGCGGTCCCACAATAGGTTTCGTGTTTCCGTCCGTGGCCATCGGTCCACACTTTGTCCGTGAGCTTGTGGGCCTCTTTCCAAACCGGGGAATACTGACTTTTGCGCCACATGAGGCCCACATCCGATTGGCCAGGAACCCACGCGGCCCACGCGTCCGGGTCCGCCTTTTTGAGTACGTCCGTCCGGGCGTCGGAGCCCACCTCGGTGAACGTCAACACGGTGGCGTTGGGGTCATCCGCCTCCACCGCGCGTTCTACCTCATCGGCCAGGGATTGGGGGCTGGCCGAATAGAGGGATGAGCTATGCGCGTGCCGAATCGTGGCCATGGCTGGCCATCCATTCCCGGAGAGCGTCCAGCCGTGGCGTGGGGCTGGCCAGGGACTCAATTACGTGGTCCCGGGCGAGGACGACACCGGCCCCGGCGTATTGGGGGACCGGCGTGGCCGCCACGTGGTCCAGCGAACATGAGGCCCGCCAGGACACGCGGCCGTCCGGGGGTCCCTCTTCCCGGGTCCGGTACACCCGGCACGAAACGGACCACCCGGTTAGCTCCCCGGACCGGGCGGCCTCCGCTTGGGGGTGGTCCCGGTTGATTCGGAACGCGGCCGCCAGTCCGTCCATTTCGTCCGCCAGGTGTACGCATCGGCCTAGGTAGCGGTCCCCGTAGTCCCCGTGGTGGCCCAACATGAGGTTTACCCACCGGCCGCCCCGGGTGGCGTCCCGGGCAAACGCCCCGGGCAAGAATCCCTCTTGGTAGTAGTCCGTCCCGTTATCGGTGACCCGGGACAGCTTGGAATAGGGGACCGCGATTCCTTCCACCGTCCAGCCATCCCCCACCGGTTCTAACGCGGCGGCGGCCCGTTCGATATGCAATTCGGCCATGGCTAGTTCCCTTCCGTGTTGGGGGCCGGTCCGGGTGCCTCTTGGATTTGATCGGCCGGAAGCTCCGGGGCCGATTCCTCATCGGCCGGTGGCTCCGGTGGGGGCTCCGGTTCGGGAGGTTCCGGAAGTGGCGTCCGGCCGATAGCGGCCCGGGCCTCATCCACGGTGAGGATCCCGGCGGCCGTGTAGGTGGTGAGGACATTGGCGGTGGTGGATTGATCGGCGCGCATCCGGCCCGCGTAATCCCACGCCAGGGACGTACCCCGGGGTAACAGCCACTTGGTGAAGGATGCGGACAGCGGTTCCCCGTACCTATCCACAGAATCCCTCACAAAATCGATATCCGCCATTTCGACGTTTTGGTAGGTCATGGACGGCCCGGAAAGCCCTAGTTTGTATGAGGGGATACCAAGCATCATGGCCACGGCGGCCGCGTTCCATTGGCGACTTTCCACAAGTTGTGAAGATTCAGCGTTGGAAACCAGTGGGGTGAGCACATAGCCAATCGGCATCACCACGGGTTCCCGGGTGTTGGTCATTTCGTTCCATTTGCCTTTTAGCTCTTTGGCTTGGTCGTCGGTGAGGATTTGCGGGGACTGCAAAACGGCCGGGGGTAGGGCCCCGCCCGCGAAATAGTCCCCGGAGTGACGTTCCGCAGCTACGGCCCCGCCCAACCATTCTCCGTATTGGTTGAGGACCCCACGGCCGAAGATTTCCCCGGACCTGTTCCCGGCGGACACGTGGAAAATGGATGCCGGGTCGAATTCCTCGCCCCCGATAACCAACCGCCACCATGAGGAATCCGCCGGGTCCTGCAATATCCACACACAATCCGCCGGAATGGGGATAAGCCACCCGGGGCGGAGTGTCCGGAAATCCAATTCGCCGTATAGCGCGAAATGGTTTCCGTACAAAATCCCGTCCTCGACACATGCCCACCGATAGGCCCACGGCGTCACGTCGGGATAGGGGTCGGAGAGGACGGCCGGTTGGTCCGGCAACGGCACGTGCACACCCAACGCCGGGTCCCACCGTTCGGCCACCCAACGGGTGGTCGCAATCGCGGATGCGAGGAGGGCCACGCCCCGGCCAAACGGCGGATACCCCATTGCCGTCCACTCGGTGGCCGGGGCGGGCGTCGGTAAATCCATGTCCCCGAAT